ATCCACAGGATAAGGTGTAGCTACGGGCTCTTCCCCCCAGTCACGCGACTCCTCTGGAACTGACGTTTGCGGCGTAATCATGGGTGGTACGGGCAAGGCAACAGCAGTCTGGGGTATTTGTTCCTGTATTTGCGGTAAAATCGGTGGAGGCGCGGGAGTAATGACCTCTGGAACAACTGGCCTCACATCCTCCATATCCTCTTCTTCCTCATCTCGCCAGTCCACGGGCGCAGGTTTAGGAGGTTTCTTTTTGATAGGAGGTTTTTTTACCTTCTTTCTTTTTTTTGCTTTCACGGGCAAGGCAGCAGCAGTCTGGGGAATTTGTTGTTGTATTTGCGGTAAAACTGGCTGAGGTTCTGGAACAAATTCCTCTTCTTCTATTATCTCCTGCTGGTCGGCAGCCAGGGGTACGGGAACGGGAGCAGGCGTCGGAATAGGTGGCGTGACAGCAGCAGTTTGAGGTGTGACCGGCAGCTGAACTACGGGTGGCACAACCGGCGGTACAACCGGATATTCTGGCTCCACAAAGTCTTCATTCTCTTCCATGGCCCGCCAGTCAGGCACGACTGGAGGTGGCGTCCGAACAGCCGGTATCATTGGCGTCAGCGGCACAAGCCCCGATTGCTGTAACTGCTGGGCAACCGGCTGAACGGCAGGGACGATAGGTGGTGGAGCAAACCAATCCTGCTCCTCATCCTCTCCATTGTCATCATATTGAGGAGGTGGCATAATGGGCTCCCGAACAGCGGGAGCAATCCTTCGTCGTGACTGCCCTCTCCCCCCTCTCCCCCTTCTCTTCGTGCGCCCACCTTTCCTATAACCGGGAACTATTCCACCATCCGATCTCGAATAATCGATTGGTTGTTGACCATAAGTCATCCGTTCTGCAATTCCACCGACAGGATCAGCACTCACCAATGTAGGCATTATGCGTCCAGCGGTGCCCATCGGATTAACTACTCCGGTATAGTCGCCCGCCTCTGCCGCCTGCTGTTCTGCACCTCGTTTCGCCGCTGCTTCGGTTACGGCTAATGCTTGAGCCTCGCCAAACGGAATGTCAGCCAATGCTGCCATCGCTTGCCTGCTAACATCTTCATCGGTCAGAACCTTACCAAGACCCCCCCATAGGCCCTCATCCTTTAATCCCTCTATATCCCTTATTCTATTGATAGCACTTGAGGTCGCATACGTTCTGCCTGCCCCACCCAACATTCTATCTAAGTTCAAGTCTCTTCCAGAAGATATATCGCCTATACCCTGAGACAACGCACCTATTCCCGCCTTGGCCACTCCACTCAAAGAACTAAGCCCTGGAATGAAATTCATTGCCGTGGGTACTACTTTAGATAGTACCTTGCCCAATCCTCTAAAGAATCCGCCTATGCTATAACCAGGAATTCCCCCACCTGCATACATCGGTATATAACCGCCACCTTGTAGCCCGATTATGCCGCCATAAGCACGACCTTCATCAGCCCGTGCCTGTAATTCTGTCGCATACCTGCTATATGGGGTGATTGACCTGCGAATTCCCGGTCGGGGATCGTCGGGATTTTGCCACATTATTTCTTTCCCAAATAAACGAGAACCCGCCCCTGATCTTTGACCCGGAAGAACAACATTCTCCGGGTTCTTGGCCCAATCATGTAACAACGCAAGCTCTGCATTTTTAGCACCTAAATCCGACAAACTTGTCGCTGCTCTGAGTGGATTGTTTGATACCGCATAATTTATAGAATCAAGAGGAACCACTTGTCCACCAAAAGTGCGTTTTTCTTCAGGTAGGATATTCTCCCGATACCATTCACTCTCTTCAGGATTCTCACCAAAAGGAGATCGGCTTGCAAATCGGGAGTCACCCTTCGCTATCTCCCTTAACATAAGCTCCATCATAGCAATTTTCTCATCATCCGGGTCAACTCCACCACCATTCTGATAACCCGGAATCATACCACCATGAGCCATTGGTTCAATACTCATTTTCCAACTCGTTGGAGGTCCACCTGCACCACCACCTGCTTGATCGGGAGCGGAAGGAGGAGGTGACAATGGCTTGGCAAATCCCGGTCCACGTGGTGGCCGAAAAACATTTGGTTGAATTGCTTCCACTCGTTCTCGCAGATATGCCGTATCCGCAGGAGAGGCAGTTTCTACCATTCTATCCGGTGCTAAATGAAGCATTCTTGCTGCATCTGCTCGCTGCCGTGCAGCAAGCTGCGGATTATACAATCCCGGCGGAGGCCCCTGCTGCCCCAACTGCATCTGCTGTTGCTGGGGTCGCGGCTGCCCATAAGGCAGCGGCTGTAATTGCGGCTGCTGGGCACTTAGCTGCACCCCCGCCTGCTGCATCGGCTGAAAACGCTGGTTACGCTGCTGCATCTGCCGGGGTTGCTGGAATTGACCACGCAACCCACCTATACCTCTGCCCCATGCTCCGCCGAATGCCATTTAACTAGTCTCTACGCCGAAAATGCTGAACGACATATCGCCTGAACTCGCGTAAATGGTGATCACGTCATTTTCACTCAGGGTTATGCCAACGATGATGAATACCGTATCGTTGGCGGCAACCGATTTACCGTAGTAGATGTAATGCTCGTTCGCTACGGTTGCGCCCGATGGGCGAACAGCCACCCTGAAGGTGAGTGCCCCACCGGAGCGGTTGCAGGCGGCAATAGAACTGACCGTCGTTACGGTAGCATCCGGTACCGTGTACAGATCGGTATTCGTCGTGGCAGACGGTGCTGATTGCCCCAGTACCTTTAAGATATCAGCCATTACTCGCACCAAGCAACAAAAACTGATATTTACGAAGTGACAGGGAACTGTCGCTGTCGGCCTGTATCTTCACGGAATGGATATCACTACTGACATCTTGAAAGTTTTGTTCGATGGTCCTACGGGACATACTCTCGTCGTATTCCTGATATTCCTCCGGTGCGCGATTGAGCGGACGATAAGATTTGATGCTCATCGTCTGCCATCCGTTCTGCCGTCGAGTCGTACATAGCCAACACGCCAACCGTATCCGGCACCCGTACTCTGCACTTTCATCGACACCTGCCGTGCCCTACCACGAATGAACGCTTGATCCGTGGAGGGCGTGACCGTGGCAGTCGCTATTTCGGATTGGGCTTGTGCGGGATAGTTATGTCCATTCAAGCTGACCGTCACCTCGTCACTTGAATCACCACCCCTGAATTGGATGTCCGGTATAATCTTGTTCAGCGACCAGAATTGATCACCTTCGCCAAGCTCTATATCACCCGTTTCGATGTATGCCGTCATCGCCGATCCATCATCGTCATGGCCGCTTTCGTGACTGTATAACAAGTTTGGATATATACCCTTGGCCTCGTCCCCACCGCCCGTGGCGGAGGATGTAGCAAGATCAGCCAAGGTGATCGTATATGTGTCCGAATCCGTAACGGATGCGACGGTATGCTGATTGTTGAGCACAACAGTCGAAAAACCACCAACCGTCGATACGTTATTCAAAATAATTTCGTCATCCGCTTTAAGCCCGTGACCCGAATCCGTGATCGTGACGGTACCGGAACTACTACTTGTCGATAGCGGAGTAGTACCTAAGTCCCTTTCCCGTATCGAAGAAGCAAGCGGATAAGTTTTAGTACCGGCATGGTTCCATGTGCCACGCACCATCGTTCCGGTATACCAGATATTTTCGGCATAGTTGAAGATGACATACTTGTCGATCTCTCCATTACCCGATTCGGATGGATAAAACCATATAACTTCGGAGAAATCCGTATTTGATCCGGCAACCACCTTATAAGATTGACTATCATCAAAATCATCGAACACGGTGCCCAGCACGGGGCAGATAAGTCTCTGTACCGTTCCGGTATAGGTGTAGAATGCACCACGATCCATGAAATAAACCGTACCACCCGCGTTTACCGCAGCATTGGGCGATACCATCGACATACCCTTGGCCGTCTCCGTAAACGAGAAATAGAAGGGGCTACCGATGTACCTCATGCTGACGATACCGCAGTCGGTCCATATCAGAATCTCTTGGCGAGCCGTCATTGCACCCACTATCTCCGAACAGGCCGGTAACTCCTGACCACCAGCACTGTTCGTAGATAATGGTTGCCACACCCCGGCAGCTTCCGAACTAGACCACCTGACAAGCAATGGATTGATCGTGGTTGCGCCAATCTCGTTACAGCCAAACGCGATAACGTGACGGGCAACATCCGACATCATCACTTGATGAGCGGCTGTAGGGGTGTAGTAGGTTCCAGCCTTGTAGACCGCGACTACGGCAGAGCCACCACCCGTTGCGGTACCACTAGCATTCGCACCACCAATATCCGCCGTAAACGTGGCCTTGTTTGTAACCGAAGCCACCGTCATCTCTACATTCAATCTCGCCGCAGTTATACCACCTATCGTTGCGTCTACCCCGGATATCGTGACCGTATCTCCAGCAGTAGCCCCATGACCAGCCTTGTCGATAATTGTAATAATAGTGCCACCACTCGTAGTGGTTACCGGATCATTTGAAAGGGTTACGGTACGGCGCGTTGTATCACTTAACGCCACGGCGGCAGTCCCCGTACCTGCACTTTCATCCCAATAATAGATATTTCCCTGGCGGGCGTTAGCGATCATATCGTCACCAAAGTTCGCTATCGACCACAAACGCAACTGCAAGGATTGCCCCAAGGTAGCACTAGATCCCCAAGTGCCAGATCCCCATGTATCCGCACCCCAACCAGAACCACTCACATATTCATTGAGTCCGACATTGATCTGGAATGCGGCAGTTACACTACTTCCACCACCACTCGCACTAGATGTTGCTTTCGTGGAGCATACGACCCGAAACTTCGTAGATGGATTAGCATCACTGGGATCACCAAGTGCTACAATACGATGCTCCGTATTGAGTGCAGCCGTACCAATGCCAGCCGTAGCGGTCGCACCGGCAATGGTTACATAATCACCAGCAACCGCCCCGTGGGCGCTTGTCGTGTCTATGGTTACGACGGCAGTGCCGCTGACAGCGGTGATCTTGTCCGTGCCAAGGGTGATCGTGGTGCGGGTAGGGGTAATGTCGTAGTAACTGTCACCAAAGTTTACATATAACTTCAGATTGGTCCCAACCCCGATATACTTATTACCGGAATCGGTAACCCAATCGTGAAGCTTTCTGGCAGTTCCCAAATAGGTCGCCAGAACATACTTGGCCCAACCACCGATCTTTTCGGCAAATCCCTTACGAAACCGCACCTTATCGGAATCATACCAAGTACCTTGCGCGGAGTATCTGGTACCATCCGTGACGATTCCAGCTTGAGGGGCGATTTTAGTGAAAGGCATGGCCGTTATTCGGTAGTGATACCATTACCATTTTCAACCGTAAAATATGGATTCTCTGAATCCAGATCACCACCAACGATCTTCTTGTCCGCAAATCCGGCTGCTATCATGGCAATCTGAACTTGTTTCTGAGCTTCAACATGTGCAGCATGAGCCTCGTCACCTATGACGAGCAGCTTTTTGAACAAATCGGCTTGTCCCAAAGAGAGTTGGATATTTTCGGTAAGCTGATTGTTAGTTTCATCTTTTTCCGGCATCCGTAACTCTCTCTTTGAGGTTTGCTGTTTCCGCTTCAACCGACGCAAGGCGCTCCCCATGACGATCCACCTTTTCATCTAACCTGTTAACTATATGCTCAATCTGAGATATACTCTGCTTCGCGCCGTTCAACCCCATCTTTACGCCACCAAAAGCGGCCCCGGCAGCAGCAGGCACAACGAGAAGCGACAAGAGCGTGGCTATGCTAATTTCCATTTTACCATGGTGTAGGCAGATTTTCAGTTGTGGGATTCTGCTGTTCCGTAACTTTAGCGTCGAGTCGTGACTTGATTGCGTCCACGTCAAGAGCTTCCTCTACCCAACCCTCTATATTCGCCTTGGTCAAATCGGCAAAGGCAATAAATGGATCACCGGCACTGTAGCTCACCACGACCGTCGAGAAATCCGAAGCCGAATAGTCTCCATCGGTAGCGGTAAGGGTCCACGGTATCGTGGACACCACGTCTACCTGTCCCTCGTATTCCTTGAAGCAGGTCAGGTCTCCGAACGACCACTCGTATGTCATGGTTTCTCCTTATCCCGCACTCACCTTGACGGTGCCGGAATCATTCCAAAGCTGACCAGCATCACTTGGATCGGAAGTGGGTAGGCCGTCCATTCTGACAGGACCCGCATCAACCCACAGGCTATAGTTGGTACCGGAGACAGTGGCAGTCGCGGCCCCGGCGATATAAACAGTCGAAGTATTGGTAATAGTGGCAGAACCAGCCGAAGTGGTCAGAGCATTAAATCGGGCGGTAGCCAAAATAACATGGTTACCCGAACTACCTTCGGTGAATGTCGGCGCGATGAGCATGCCGTACCCGTTGTATCCGTTCTTGGGTATGAGATTGGTGATCATCTGAAGGGACTGGGCGCTGGAGTTGACGGCAGAGAAGTCCAGAGACCCTCTCATGTGCAACTGCGAGGACGCATCTACTGCACCACCGATACAGTTCGTGTTTGCTTCAACGAGCAAGCTACCCTTTAGCTGGGTGCTACCAGCCGCCACATAGAGCGCGGCATTATTGGTACCTCCCTCCGTAGGCGCATCCGCGATATACACGGTTGATGCGGTAGTGACGGTAGCGCCACTCCCCTTGGTGATCGCTGGCTCCTTGAAATAACCTTGCGTGACAACGGCAATGGTTTCGGACGCTTGCGTGGTGATTTGGTTCGCCCATCTCTGACCAGCATGATAACTGGTATCCCCTGCTACGCCGGTCAGAACCCCAGTCGATTCGGTGCCAACCAGAACATCGTAGACACCACTGGAAGTGTATGAGCCTAGTAGGCTTAGACGAACTGCGGCATTAGTTGCGCCACCTATCGCGTGAGGCCCGGCACCCGAAACGATGAGATCGTTGGTGATGGTTACATTCTGATCTGCGTCGATTCCCAAAGCGGCGGTAGTACCAACGGTACTCCCCAAACCGATTATCAAGTCATCGGCTGAATCATCCAAGCCGATGTAGAAGTCCTGTGCATTACCATTGTAAATCAGTGCAGTATCTTCGGCGGTGCCATCTCCTATCGTTACATGGGCCGCAGGAAATACAAGTTTTTGATCCTCGTCAATCGTGATAGCGGGAGTCGTTCCAACAGTAGATCCCAGCCCGATCACCAAATCATCCGCCGAATCGTCCAGTCCGATATAGAAATCCTGTGCATTACCATCAAACACAATGGCCGTATCAGTAGCGGCTGCGTCACCAATTGTTACTGTATCATCTGTAATTGTCAGAATGTTATTGGTGCCAACAGTTGAACCCTCTCCGATGACCAGCTTATCGGCACTATCATCTAGGCCCACATAGAAATCTTTGGCGTTACCATCAAACAGCAACTTCGTATCTTCTGCCGCAGCATCACCAACAGTCAAAGTGGGGCCTGCAACTTGGAAGCTATCGGTCACCACCAGATCGGTGAACGCATCCAGAACAGCCGCACCGGATCCGGCACCATCGGTGAAAATTGTCGCAATTTTACCATTACCGATTGTGACATTAGCCCCGGACCCCTGACTTATAGCGATATCTTGAGAGCCACTCGTAGCGTTCTCAATGATCCAGAGCTTGTTGATGGTGTTTGGTGCCAACGTAATGGTACACGTTGAATCCAGTGTACCCGTATACTTCATGTACACGGCCCTACCTTCATCGGCAGAGCCGTCCGCTATGGTAGTAGTGTGCGTATCGGCATTAGTCGTGATGGCTTCGGTACCGGAACCAAAAGCATCTGCTATAAGCTCAAGGTTCGTGTTGGTAGAAGTGCCCCAAGTACCGGATTCGGCACCCGTGGCAATTTCCTTGAGCCTCAAGTTATTTACATATGTTGCCATGTCTTATTCCTTGTCGCATTGCTCATAAGCATTATGAAGGCACGATCTCCCAATCAGGTGTCTGCGAATCGGACACTTCCGACCATCCCGGCGTCTGCGAGTCATCTACGTTAGCCCAATCCGGTGTCTGGGAATCCGATACTTCCGACCATCCCGGTGTTTGCGAGTCATCTATCGCTCTCCAGTCCGGTGTCTGTGAATCATCTATTATGCTCCATACGTTGACCCCGGTCATGCCCGTCGTTCCTACCACGCCCGTTACGTCGATATCCTGACTTACACTCGTCGTAACACTTCCTACCGCACTCGTTCCTGCCAGCCCCGTAACAGTGACACTTCCATCTCCTGTCACCGTTACCGAACTCAAGCCACCAGTTGCAGCAATTCCGGTTGGGCTGACATTTGCATCAGCCGTTACCGTTACCGAACTGACTGCGCCCGTTCCAGCCAATCCTGTTACGGAAACACTTCCATCTCCTGTTACCGTTACAGAACCAACCGCGCCCGTTCCGGCACTGCCTGTCGCCGTAACACTAGCCGTACCTGTTACGGTGACGCTTCCTACTGCTCCCGTTGCCGCCGAACCAGTAGCGGAAACATTCGCATCTGCGGTTATCGTGACCGATCCTACGGATCCGGTAGCCGCCAGTCCCGTTGCGGTAACATTTGCATCTGCCGTTACCGTAACACTTCCTACCGCACCCGTTCCCGCTACACCCGTTACTTCAACGGGTACTGGCTCACCCCAAGTACCGGAGCCCCAAGTAGAACGGCCCCAGCCAGTTACATCGGCCATTACGCTATACGAATAATCGCGTTACTCGAATCTGCCGCAGGGAAAGCAATCGTAAACGTGCCAGCGGTAGCGGTCTTATCCGCACCGAAATCCAGAACGAGAACAGATGTATCACCACTCGTGTCCTCATTGAAGATCAGAGCCCCTCTGGCGGTAAACGTCGCCGTAGACCACGAAGTATCCGCAAAATCGGTAAGAGCGGTCGTACCACTGGATGACGGATCTATCCTAGTAAGCGTATTGCCCTTGGCAGTATAGTTCGTGCCGCTGATTTCATTGCTCGTGGAATACGCCGTGGTGGACGCGCTCATGGTCGCACTACTCGTATAGAGCGCAATCTTGAAGGTATTTCCACCAGAAAGGAGGAAGTTATGCTTCGCTTCCAACAATTCCTTCTTGAAGCTCGTACACATCGCTTGAGTAATAGCCATTACAGCTTCTCCACGGAATTAGCCAAATCGTTATGACCTGCCGAACGCAACAAAGTAACCACCTTGGAACGATCTTCCTTGATTGCTTCCTTGATGAAGTAATCAATAGTTTTTTGAACCTTGGCCCTGAATGCCCGTGCCTGCTCCGCGATAACGGGAGGAGCATTATCACCCACGCTCACGATATGCTCTACCGCTCGCTCCGCCCAATATTCCGTAGGCAGGCTACCATTCTCCGTCGTGGTTACGGTTACGCTGCCAATCTCTCCATTGATCATTAGACTTTTGCCATCCTTATCGTGCCATCCCTATACTCGTCACCAGTCATACGGCCTTCTGCCTGTATCTTCAGAAGATCTAATGCTTCCTGATACCGCTGCTGATACAACTGCATCATATCCGCATCACCTTTCATGTAGGTATATGCTTCCACTAAACAGCCGTAGAGCAGAACTGTATCGGCGTTAGTGCCCAACCATGAAGGACTCGTATCAACGATTGAGGCTGGCTGATAGTAGTAATGAAGCTCCGTGGTGAAATCCGCGTTGGGGGTAGGCCCGACAATGAACGCATCACTGGCAAATATGCCATAATACTTAGGCACCCCTTCGGTAGACGCATTGGGATACGTCGATCTGATGAAGTTTGCATCCTTGTTCAATAGAAATATCTGATTA